AAACACAAGAGGTTGGTCCTTTGATGGCTGGTAATGGAAAGGAAAAATATTATGAATAGAGAAAATCAAACAGATATTATCAAATTCAAAATCAAAAATGAAAAAGAGTATTTAAAAAAACTTGTTAAACGTAAAGAAAAAGCTACAGAAGAATTTAAAAATTGTTCACCAAATGAAGCTAATTCAAAAATGTGTGAATTCGATATTGAATGTTCACATGTTTCTGATCAATACATTAGAGTGAAAGCAATTATTGAAGTTGCTTGTGCGTTGGATTTGATTTCAAGCATTGAATTTGAAGAACTGTCAAGTGAAGTACGTAATTTAGTTCTTTAGAAAAGGAGCAATTGCTATGGAAAGATTATCAGGAAGAGGTCTTGCAACAGTAATAGGTCTTGCACTAATACTTGCAAAGCTATGTGCGATTGGAGTTACAAGCCTTATCGATGCATTCATCAAATGAAAAAATCAGCACTTATCAAAGCACTGATTTAATCAAAAAACCAAAATAACCAAATAAATTATAAAAAAATAAAGGAGAAAATGCAATATGAAGCTAACTAAAAAAGCATATTTCCTAATTGGAATATTGCTCTTTGGATGCTTTGCTGGGCCTGTCTGCTATTACGAAAGTAAATTGGATCAATGTAATGAAACTATCAAAGAGCAACAGGAACAGATGGCGTTGTTAAAGGATTATTACAATGAATCGGTATCTCAAAAAGAGAAGTATCAGGAGCTTTATACAAGTGCTCAAAAAGATAATGAGTATTTGATAAAGCAGGTGGAAGAACTTCAAAAATGAAGAGCTCTTGGCCAGTTCGTTATCACTTATTATTGGCCCGGAGAAGACCGCTACGGAAAGTTGACATCAACAGGTGTTATTGCTGAAGAAGGTAAAACTATTGCGGTAGATCCTTCAGTTATCCCTTATGGTTCCATAGTCCTAATTAACGGTAATGAATATATCGCCGAAGATTGTGGAGGTGCCATAAAAGGCAATAAGATAGACATCTTTGTTGAGAGTCCTAAACAACAGAAATATCAAGTAGAAATCTATATAAAAAAGGAGAAATAACCATGGATAAAAAAGCATTAGAAGCCATTGTAGAAATGGCAAAAGCTGCAGGTGCAGATGTAAAAGTTGTCGAAATTAAAGGAAATGAAAGTGAAGAAGGTAACAAAGAAAATCTTCCAACTATTCCTTTATTAAAATTTGAAGTTGGTCTTGAAAAAAATGATGGTGAACTATTTGCTAAAGCTAATTCCAGCAGTCATGAGCTTGGGGAACTATTCCTTCAAGTAATGCCTTTTGGCATTGATATGGAACGTGTTGAAGAAATCTTCACACCTGCTTTCAAAATGTTCAAATGTTGTGTTGATGATTTAGGTGAAGAAATCAGAAAATCTATTGAAGGAGCGAAAGAAGATGAAGAAGAAAGAATTAGAAGAGAAAGCTGCTAATTTGGAAACGAATATTATTTGCCTAAGTTGCAAGGATTTGCTAACCAATGAAGAACACATGGAACTCAATTCAATGGAACAAGAACTTTCTAAATATCAAAAGGATCTAGAAGATGGAAACTATGAACTATGAGAAGTTCTTTCCTAACTGCAACATAGATTACATCAAAGATGAAAAGCATTGGCATAGTCTAAGAGGTAAAGGAATTGGTGGTTCTGATGCAGGAATTGTGATGAACGTAAGTAATTACAAAACTCCCTATGAATTGTGGGAAGAAAAGACTGGTGCTAAAAAGCCCGTATTTCAAACAAGTGAAGCAATTGAAAAGGGTAATGCATTAGAACCAGTTCTCATTGAACTGTTCGGTATCCTTTATAAAAACAAGTTTGAACTGATTGATACAAAGGATATCAGTTTATCGAACAAGAAATATCCATTCTTAAGAGCAAATCTTGATGGAGCAATGCTTGAAAAGGAAACCAAAGAAAAATGGGGATTGGAAATCAAATCAACCACTATTCAAAATAGTGCAATGTTAAGAGAATGGGCAAACGATCACATCCCAATATGCTATTACTTTCAAGTCCTGCATTACATGATTACAACAGGTCTTAGACATTTTGTCTTATATGCAATTCTTGATATTCCTTGGGCTAATAATGGTGCAGGAAAACAAGAAACAAGAGTTGTTTATCTACACTATGATGATTTGATGCTAGATGCAAAATACCTATTTAAAACGGAGTTGTGGTACTGGAACTTAATTGAAACACAAACACCACCACCGTTTTTGGAAAATAGAAATAAAGAATTAAAAACAATTTAAAGATTATCAGGAGGAAAAGAAATGAACGAATTACAACAAGGATTGCTCAATGAATTTGTAGCAGTCAGTATTTCAACCAAAGAAGAATTTGATAAGGTTATCAACTTCTTATCAATCAATAACTGCTTTCTTTCAAACGGAGAACCAGTTATCAAATTACCTTATCCAGGAAACCAACCAATTACAATCTTAATACAAGATAAGATTGTTTATTGGCAAACAGCAACACAAGCAATTGATCCAAGATACAAAATTGTCAATACAATTGAATTCTTTAGACCAGCGGATGAAGAAAAAGTTATTGAAGCAAAAGCTGAAATCATTGATGGACAAGTAAACATTGATGAAAAGCATCTTTCATTGGAAGTTCAAAAACGTCCTGCAAATGAAGCAATCGTTTCAAATATTGATGATATTGTCAAATTGATTCCAGCAATCAAAGCAAAAGCAGGTGTGGTTGTTGATGAAAGCAACTATAAGGACTTTGTTAAAAAAGGAGAAGGAATGGTTCCTTTGTATCGTTCTTATGCAAAGAATTTAGATGCTGAAAGAAAAGCATTAGAAAAGGCATACAAAGAGCCTTTAGAAGAGTTTAAGAAAAAAGTAGGTTCAGTCGTTAATGCACTAAATGAAACTGCAGATACAGTAGCTGAAAATGTAGATGTTTATGTGAAGAAACAAAAAGACACTCTAAGAAAAGAGTATCAAACAGCGATCGACCAATTAAAAAAGGCATTGATTTCAAAAGGGATGCTTTCTCAAGAATATGCTGATCAATTTGTTTTTGATGAAAAATGGCTAAATACTTCAACATCTAAAAAGAAATTCAAAGAACAAGTTGAAGCACAGTTCAATTCTTTAATAGAAAAAGAAAAGAACTACAAATTGAATTTAGAAATGGTTGAAAAAACAATTACAAATGCATGTCATATTGCAAATGTTGATGAAAAACTCATTTCAAGAGAGAAATATCAATCACTTTTAAAAACAGAGGGTCTTCCTAAAGTAACTGAAATGATTACTGATGAAGTAGACAATATCAAAAAGCAATCACAAGCAGTAGCAAAACAAAAAGAAGTAGAGCTTCAACATCAAAGGGAAGAATTTGAGAAGAAACAAAAAGAAGTAGAGTTTCAACATCAAAAAGAATTGGAACAAGCAAGAAAACAAGCTATTCATTCAGCTGATGAAGCAACTCAGCCTAAATACACACCTATTAAACGTGGAGATGAAACAATTGCAAATGTAAACGATAAATATGTCGTTACTGAAATCAAGCAAACACCTGAAAAATATCAAGGTCAAAAATGGAAAAGAACATTTGAATTTGAAGGTGATTTAGCAGCGCTTCAAATGTTGAATAGATATATGGATGTAATTAAAAAAATCAATCCAACATTCAGTTTTGGAGAAGTGAAACTAACTGAAAAAGAATTAAGTGATCCTCAAACAGGATCAATCAATAAATATAGCGTAAAGGAGATTAATTAATATGGCAGTACAAAGCATGGTACAACAAGCAACTAAAACTCCAGTAGCAACTGGTATCAAAAAATTCAACAATTTAATCAATTCAAGCATCATGAGAACTAAAATCCATCAAATGGTTGGCGCAACTGATTCACAAGAATTTATCACATCAATTACAAGTGCAGTTAATACAAATCCAGCATTAGCTGAATGTGATCCACAAACAATTATCAGTGCAGCATTGCTTGGGCAAAGTTTACATCTTAAACCTAGTCCTCAACTTGGATATTTCTATATGGTTCCTTATAAAAATAAAAAAAGAAATTGTACAGAAGCACAATTTCAAATTGGTTATAAAGGGTATCTTCAATTAGCAATCAGATCAAATGAATATGTTGATATTGATGCTACGGAAATTAGAGAAGGAGAATACAAAGGACGTAATAAGTTAACAGGTAAGCCGGAGTTTGAATTTGTTCAAGATGATGATGTAAGAGAAAATCTACCAGTAGTTGGATATATGGCTTACTTTGAAATGAAAAACGGATATATCAAACGTTTATATTGGTCTAAAGAAAAGATGCTTAATCACGCTGATAAATATTCACAAGCATTTTCTAAAGAAGCAACAACAGGAAAATATCCTAAAGTTTCATTTGCTGATTATGAAGCTGGAAAATATGATCCTAAAACTGAATGGCAATATTCAAGCTTTTGGTATAAGAACTTTGATGAAATGGCTAAGAAAACAATGCTTCGTCAATTATTATCAAAACATGCTTTATTATCAACTGAAGCAATTGAAAAAGCTATCACTTCAGATAATGCAGTAATTGATGAAAATTTAAATCCTCATTTTGAAGATGAAAATGTTATTGATGGAGTTGCTACTGAAAAAGAAACACATCAAGCAATTGAAGCAAACACAGCTCCAACAATGCAAGATGTAATCAGCGAAGAAAAACAAGCCGAACCAGTTCCAGTAGACAGTTTCGACCCAATGTCAATGTAGTAAAGGAGTCATTTAGATGGCAAAAGAGGTAGACACAAAAGGCTATGTAAAAATGTATAGAAAAGCACAGGAGGATGAAGTATTCAAAAATCCTTATGCATGGCAGTTATATACGTACTGCCTCTTCAATGCCACTTTCGATAGTAGATATGGCGAGGTTGGTACGTTGATAACTACTAAGAAAGATATAGCTAATGATTTAGGACTATCAAGGTCAGCACTTGATAAATTTATGAAATTCCTAAAAGAAAATAAGGTAATTGACTATAAAACGTATCGGGGCGGTATTGGTAAAACCGAGATAAAGATACTCAATTACAAGAAATATCAGGACAGTTCAATGTAGTCGAGGAATACTTTCAAAGTAGTTCTAAAATACATTGAATGTAGTCGAGGAATACTTTCAAAGTAGTCGAGAACTACATCCTATCTTTATTATATAAGAACGTAAAGAACGTATAAGAACGTAAAGAACGAGTGGTGAGAGTACACGCAATGATAACAACCCTTCGCATACGACTTTGCAGATTGCTATATATAGTAGTAACTCACACTCACAGAAAGGAATTTAGAAATTTTGGAAAAAAAGGAATTAAGAGAAATTTTGAAATTTTACAAAAGTATGTATGTAGGAGCAATGATTAACATCGAAGATAAAACTTTGTTTGCTACGTGGTATGAAATGCTAAAGGAATATTCATTTGAACAAGTAAAGAATGCGATTATTAAAAGAACATCCCAATCAAGTTATCCAGCCAATATTCCTGAAATTATTTCTAACATTGAAGTTCCTGATTATACGATTGAGAAAATACCTCCACATACAGTAATTGTATGTTATGAGGATGAATCTTTTGGGAATTTTCCTTTTCGATTCTTAAACTCCAAAGAAGCTAAAGAGTATTCTCAAAAGTTTCAGGAATGCAATTACGATAAAGAATCAATCAAGATCTTACATGAAGAACATGTTAGAAAACGCAATTCTTCGGTTCTACATACAGGGGAGAAGCGAAAGCAAGATTAGAACAAAAACTTCAAAATCAAAACAAAGGAAACAGAAGATATGATAAACAGAGTGGTTTTAGTTGGTAGGATGACACGTGATCCAGAACTTAGAAGAACTCAAAACGGTTCAGCAGTTACAGGTTTTACTTTAGCAATGAACCGTCCAAAGAGAAATGATGAAGAACAGCAAGCGGATTACATTTCGTGTGTTACCTGGAACAAGGTTGCTGAGAACGTTGAAAAGTATTGTTCAAAAGGCTCATTGGTTGGAGTTGAAGGAAGACTTCGTTCAAGAACTTATGACAATGCACAAGGTCAACGTGTTTATGTTACTGAAGTTGTTTGTGATTCAGTTCAGTTTCTAGAAACAAAACCTAGAGACAAATATGAAGAACAACAATATCATCAACAAGCACAGGCACCAGCAAACAGTTATCAACAACCTGTTCAAAACCAACAACAAGATAATTTTATGAACGAACAACCATCTTACAACATCATGGAAGATGATATTCAGTTCTAACTGAAAATAAAAAAATTAAAATTTTCGTCTCTAGCGAGTGTTTGCTATAAAGATGATTAACTTTACCAATTATCTTAAAACATTCGTTAGGATGAAGATTTTGCTATAAAAACAAGGAATTAAACAAAAAGGAGAAACCAAAATGCTAATAAAAAAGAACGAAGAACCGTTTTTTCATAGATTTCTTTCAATTGCAAAGGAAATTATTAAGAAAAACAGTGCATATCCACCAGTGTTTTATGGTGATGATGAAAAACTTTATTTAGTATGTAACAACTATGCAGCAGTTTATGACTTTCAAAGCAATCTTCTCTTAGACGATGAATTAAGAGAATTTGGAAAAATCCCTTATGAACTGTCGGAATTACCAAACGGAGATATGATGCTTTCTAAAGCTGAACATTTCAACTGTCAGGAGTCCTATCTGATTGCAGTTAGAAATTTCTTCAAACATGCAGGGTATCTTTCAAGAAAAGTATTTTCCGTTGAAAAAGGTGATCCATACAAAATACCAAAAATCGTTGAAGTAACAAATCGTTGGATTTCGGAAGACGATAACAAGATTTTAGACAGGATAGGATCTCCTGATATCTACTTGCTGGATGAAGAACGTGATAGTGAATTTACTACCCTGGCTGGTGATTGGAACCAATGCTACTTGGCAGCTTATGACCAAATTGAACTTAACGGTGGTCAAACAACAATTGCTATGACAATTTACTTCAATATCAAAGATGATCCTAAACACAATGCGTATGATCAACAGGAAATGGAGTTTGTTCAACAACCTGCAGAATATGATTCGTTTGAAAATATGGATGTAGATGAACCTGAAGAAACTTATCAGGAAGAACAGGAGCTTGATTCATTGCTGGATGAAACAATCATTGAAGAAACAAGAGGTGTTGAGGATGAATTCGACCCAATGCGAGCTTAACCTTGGAATACAAGCGGACTATAAGAAGTTTTGGTTTACTGTACCAGGAGCAATTGTTGGAAAAGGTAGACCAAGATTTACAACACAAGGAAGATTTGTAAGAGCTTATACACCTAAGAAAACAAGAGATTATGAACAAAAAATAGCAATGTATTATCGAAAAGCTACAAGTTACAAAAGTAACAAGGCTCTAAGAGTAAAGATATTCGCATACAGAGAAGTTCCAAAATCAACCACTAAAAAATTAAAGAATTGTCTTTTGGATAAAACGTTTTTTTGCACAGTAAAACCTGATATCGACAACATCATCAAAGTAGTTTTGGATGCTCTCAACGATGTTGCTTACTATGATGACATTCAAGTATGTCAATTGGTTATCATGAGAGAATATGCTGAAAATGAATGTTTAAAAGTGTGTATTGAAGAAATTGGAGAAAGAAAACCAAATTAAATAATCAAATAAAAATCAAAATAACAGGAGGATTTAAAATTATGGATTTATGGTCATTAGTAGATGAAGAAGAAAAAGAACCTGAAAAGGTCAAAAAAGTAAAAAAAGAAGTTGAACAAGTTGCTGATCAACAACCTGCTCCAGTTGTAGAAGCTAAAAAACAAGCGACTGAAGAACAAAAACAAGCAACAGTTCAAGCAACTGAAGTTGTAGAAGAACCTAAAAAAGAGGAAAAACCTGCAGGTAAAAAAGCAACTAAGAAAAAAACTGATACAGCAGTTAAACATAAATATCCATTTGGAGTTTATTCGGAGGGAAGATTGATTGATGTTTCTTCTTACGGATTTGTTGATGGTCAAGAATACACTGAAGATGAAATTACAAAAATCATGTTACAACATCGTCATTATGAGTTTGCAGGAACAATGGAATACAGTTATATCGAAGATGACAACGTTCTTGTTGTAACTGGAAAACAACATAGAAAAGGCTAGGTGGTTAACATGGCCACAAGATATAAATTCTATGTAATTGGAGTTGGTGGGACTGGTTCTCTTCTAGCAAGAGACCTCCCAAAACTTCTTTTAGGAACGTTTCATAAGATGATGCTCATAGATGGTGACACGGTCGAATCTAAAAACATTGAACGTCAGGGCTATCAATCACAAGATGTAGGAGATAACAAAGCATTAGCATTATCGAGAAAAATAAATTCTCTCTATCCAATTGAATGTGAGTTTGATGATAAATATTGCACTTATGAAAGTTTATTTGCTCTTATCCAAGATGATAAGGGATATGTTCCTGTAATCATTGGATGTGTTGATAATGATGCTACAAGAATAATTTTAGAAAAAGTATTTAAAAAGCTTGATGATGTCATTTATATAGATTCAGCAAACAGTGAATATGAAGGAAATATTTACATCACAACAAAAAAAGATGGTGTTCAACAAAGTGATTTGAGAAGTCAATGTTACAAGTTTGATTTGGATAAGCATCCACTTGATATTTCTTGTCAAGAACAGGCTGCTAAAGGAAATGTTCAGTTTCTAGTAACCAATGCAAAAATGGCAGTATCAATCCTAGAACATTGCAACGCTTTAATCATGTATCAGTTGAAAGAAGGTGTTCAACTTGTCAACAGATTTGAGACAGTTTTTTACGACTGATCATGTTCCTGACAAATTGGAACCTAACAGTTATGAAAAATTTTTTATTAATGCTTTAAGCTACATATCACCAAAAGCTATTGATGATTTAACGATTGCCTTTGAAGAGGATGAGTCTAATGATTTGATACAAAACTTCCAAGAAGTCGATTTATTGGATGAACACGTTTTTCCGGATGTTATCAGCTATGAGCTTGAGCAAGTTATATTAAGTCCGTTTTTCGATAAAGATGAATTTGTACTTGATGGTTTCAATACGATAATTGAAGGATTATATGACGAACAAAATGAAACCTTTGTGAAAGTGGATTTTGTTATTCCACAGTTGAAAAGTATATTCGAAGAACTATATACAGAAGCCAAAGCCTGGTGTGAGTATTCAGATGAAATATTATCCGAACCCAAAATTGATTATTACAATCTAGGCACCATCGAAATGCAGTTCTTATATATCAAGTTCAAAAACAAATCAAAAGCTAGAAAATTCAGAAAACTTTATAAAAAAAGCTATCAAATAAGAGCAACGCTATACGGTTTTGGATATCGATTTGAAAATGGTCAATTCGTTAAAGGAAACGTAAGAGATATTGAAAGTGAAGGATGGGAATATCCTGATTTGAATTTCGGAGTAGCAAACGAAGCTCTAGAAATCATGGCCAATATTTCAAAAAAGCAAAGATATAATACGGAACTTCTACAATTGGAGATTGAAAGAAAAGTAGATGATTGTGAGTATAATTTTACCTCAAACGCTTTGATTTCAGCTCTTTCAAACACATTAAAAACAAAAAACGAGGTGATCATGTAATGAGAGAAGTAATCATTCGTTTAAATAACAAAAAAACCGATGCTGAATTATGTATTAAACAAGATAAAAGAATTACATTTAAGATGCTCTCTAAAGAAGAACTGGTGAGACTTTTTAATGAATTTTTTATCAAAGATCAGCATGAGAAAGCAAACATAAAATTGTTTTCTGAAAACACGATAGGTGCTGGTACTGATTACGTAGTCATCAAACAGCCTGAGCATACTCAATATGTTACTTATAATAATCGCTCGTATAAAATCAATTTTCCTAATGCTATTTATATCGTTCGACACGATAACAAAAACGTGAAAGGCATTCAATGCTATTGCTATATAAAATTCAAAGGTCCTGAAACTGAGCTATACGAATATGCAATGCCAAATATGCTGACAGGAAATGCAATGTGTATGGGTAGTGCAGATAGAAGAATTATTGATGATGATATTGAAGGTGCTCTAAATAAAATCATTGCTACACCTTACTCACATGGGGATTTTGATGGAATAAGAGGATTTTCAACAACAGTCAGCTATTTTGAATATCTTGAAGCAAATCCATTTCCTTACAAACTTTTAAGAAAGTTAAATAAGAAATTAAGAGATGTCAAAGTGTAACAAATTAAGAAAGTTACTTTTGGAATGGGGTGAAGAAACATATTTGCCCCTCTAGGAGAAAATTAAATATCTGGAAAATGAGAATTCTCGTTTGAGAATGCAAAATCAAAGAATCCATGAAAGGAATAAAAGACTTTCAATGATCGTTAAGAAAAGAAGAGAGGAAGCAAACTATGACAGGTAAAGAATGGTCAAAATTATGTAAGGAACATGGTGTTGTTATCATTGATGCAAACTACAAGAATATGACGCATGAAGATGCTATTAAGTTTTTTGATTTATTAAAAACTGCAATGGATCATGCTTTTGCTAGAAAGTACGACTTGGAAACTGGCCAATATGAAGATTATGCATTGCCTGAAGGAGCTACATATTATGAGGATGATATGAACAAGAAAATTGCTTGTTGCGAGTGTGGAAAAGAAATCACATATGGAGCTTCTTACACATCAAGAATTATTCAAGATAAAACAGGCTTTGGATATGCAGTTTGCAAGGAATGTTATTACAAGAATGACATGAAAGTTATTGTTGAGGAGGAACTATAAAAATGGGAAATGAAAAATCAAATTATGAAACATACAAGGAATTAATGGAAAAATACAAATTCAAGATTGGGAGAGCTAGTGAAATCAATATGGATGACTATGACGTTGTTGTGTCATACGCTGTAGGATATGCTCACGCTAGGTATACGGTCCTTAAAAATGCTCCTAATCTAACTGATAGGGAAATTGCTCTTCTTTGTGATGATGGTAATTTATGCTATGGCTACCGAGTAGAGGGAAGCACTATTTGTGTTTATACAGATTAATACGTTAAGAAAGGTTAAGAAATTATGAAAATCAAGGAACAATTAAAAGAAATGTTTCAAATGCAAAGAACATTGAATAAAAGCATTTTAGATGAATTCGGTGAAGAAGAAATGACCGAAGAAAAACTTGAATTAGCTATTATTGATGAATTAGGTGAACTAACACATGAACTTAAAGGGGATTGGTGCTGGTGGAAAAAGTCACAAGCTCCAGTTAATCGTAAAAGAGTTCTAGAAGAACTTGTAGATGTTTACCATTTTGTTATGACAAGTGAAATAGCGCGTAGATATTCAAGCACAGATGAAATAATTGATAGCATTTTAAATAAATATGAATTTTCAATTAATCACTTTGATGAATTAGAAAAAGAAAGACTTGATTATTTGATTGGTGATATTTCATATAGTTATGATAAATTGACAGTTTTATTGCAATTAACTAAGTGTTTACAATTCTCATTTGATGATGTCTATCAAGAATATCTTAATAAAAACAAGATCAATTATGAAAGGCTTAAAAACGGGTATTGATTATGACAGCACAAGAAATGTTTGAAGAAATTGGATTACAAGAATTAAAGTTTAATTCCGAAGAAATGATGTATGATGATGAAGAAAATGACTTATTAAATACATATGTTTCGTTTAATAAATCACGATCTTTTAGAGATGATAGACAAAAACCAAGAAATGAAATTGAAATATGTTTTTATCCAGATGAAGGCTTTGATTTTGATAAATTTATTGCAGCAGTTAAAAAGAAAATGGAAGAAAAAGGGTGGTTGTAATGGATGATGCTTTATTGAAAATCGATAAGATGTGTCATGCTATAGGATTTGAGCCTACTGAAACTAGAAAAAATCAAAGAGTGCATGAAGATATTGATACTACTTGTGGCTATCTTTTAGAAGATAAGCAAGAGATTGAAAGGTTGGAAAAAGCATTAGATGTCGCCTGTACAAAATTAGAGGGGCTATGTACGGTTATTGAAATCCTAACTAACAAAGCAATTGATCATGATAAAAAATATTGGAAAGAGAGATTGATGGAAGATGACTAAATTTGAATTAGACCTATTAAAAGTATGTGCAGAAGATGGTGACGGTGACGAAGATTTTGAAAACGTCACCGTACTAATAAGTATGCGAATGAAAGGTTATTACAAAGATGTTGATGATGGTATTACTGTTGATGAATTGATATGGAGGTATGAAAATGCTTAATAGAGAAGAATGCGAAAAAGCCTGTATGTATTTGTTGAAGCATTGTTATGAAACAGATGCACCAGCTTTAGAAAATGGAGATAAGGATAAAACTTATACTTTTACACCCTCAGGTTTTGAAGAAAGTGAAATTTTCAAAAGATTAATTGAGGAGCATTTTACTCCTCAACCTCTTGAGTTTAAGAATTTAAAACCTGGTATGTGGGTTATAGATATGTGGACAAGAACTATTTCTAAAATAAAGAGAATAGATGAAAATAGAAATGTCCATTTAAATGTTCAGGAAGAATATGATTACCTTACGCCTTTCAAAGAAAATAGATTTTATCCAATTGTAGTTCCAAATGTAGGAGATAAAAATGAGAAGCACATATAGAAATCTACAGATTATAAAACATGCGCTACAGTATTATATTGCTAGACCGAACGCAAATGAAAAGGATCTAGTAAGAGAAAAAAACTTAATAAAGCGTGTTGAAGATGATATTGAACGGTACGAAGAAAGACATCATATCAAAAAGAGAGAGGAGCGATAGACAATGTACATTAACCCATTTTGGTGTGGAGTTGTAGCAACTATCCTTGTCGAATTGGCAGGGATAATTGCTTATGCTATTTATCAAGATCATAAAAATTAGTAATTATTTAGGAGGATAAGGGATGAATTTTACTATAGAAGAAAAAGAAATAATCAAAGAAGTTAAGGATTATCTAAAAGAGCTGAGAAAAATCAATCTAGAAAAGTTTTCTTTGACTTTTGAAATAGAGGATACCCCAAGTCCTCAATCTATAAAATACAGTGATGAAATGCCAGGAGGATTTTCAAAATCAAAAGGAGAACAAATTACTTCTAATATGCTACGCAGAGAGCTATTAACAAAGCGTGTGGCGCTATTTAATCAAGAACTGGATAGATTTATGCCATTGTTATATTTGCTTAATGCAGGGCATAGAAACATCATCAGAACGTATGTGTGTTCAAGAGGATACAATGAAATGATTGACACATTAGAAGAATCGTTTTGTATCAGCAAATCAACATACAAAAGAGAATTTCCAAAAGCATGTTTAGAGTTGGCCAAGTATATTAATTTCAATAACAAGCCATCTTTAGAAGAATTGAATAACCGATTTTTTAACAGTATCAAGGATGAATAATTATGTTCATTCTTTTTCTTTCTTTAAATTTAATATGTGTAGATAAGTGTAGACATGTGTAGCATTTTTTTTTTGAATGTGTTATATTATTTGTGTAGTCATGGGGAAAAATCATGTGTGTATATAAGTATATAAAAATATTGTAGTAATAATGTAATGTATTAAATCTTTTTAAAAATAATCCTGGCTACAGCATTTTTGTAAAATTGAGAAAAAGAGCACAAAAGAAAAAGGAAGAATGGCCGTTCTTCCTTTTTCGCTACTTAGATACCAGCTTTTTTTTGTAAAATTGATATTAATCAAGTAACATTCTAGTTGC